GAATTGTTAGTGAATCTCCAGCCTTACCCCATGTCGATTCTGATGCAAATCCAACATCTGTGAGAGGATCACTTCCTGATGTCACTAAGTGATTCGGACCTCTCATTCCCATTGGGAGTGAGTCGTTGGGAATAACTCCATTCTTGAGCGCTGTGCTTTGCTCAATTCTTATTAGATTTGACTGCACTGGGTGGTCACCATCAACAACAATCTTTTGTGATCCAGCATTCTTATCAAAATCATAAAATGTATTTTGATCTCCAATCACCCTTGCTACAAATCTATCTGATCCGGGATCTAGAGAGAGACCACGATATTGCTCAAGAATAGCCTTCTCATTGTCTGAGTCATAGTAATCCCGAACAATAAGATCAAAGTTTCCAAACTTATTTGTATCAGCTGTCGATTTCTGAATATTCTCAATAGAGATCTTTACCTTTTTATTTCCGATAGCACCGTCATCTAGAGAGTGTACCCTAAAGAGGTTGTACTTAGACCCACCAAAATCCTGACTGATGACATATGGTGAAACTGATGCAGCAAAACGTGTCTCGAAGTTCTCATAATCAGGTTGTGTTGCTGACCCATTGTTTCTTGCAGCACTACCTGTTGTCAGGAAAGCAATTGGCTCCAGGGTGTCACCGCTCGGTAGTAGTGTTCCACTTCCGGGATACACAATGCCAACGCCCGTTACAACTGCAAGAGTTGGATGAATATCATAGCTAGAATAGAGAAGGTGTCCCTTCTTCTCTGCTAATAGCGGATCTGTGTTGAGGACATCAGCAAAGTAATTACTAGACCTAAGGTCAAAGGAGCATGTGATGACATTTGGATTTTCGGCGGTATTCTTATGCCCATTCAGAAGCATCACAAACTCCTGATTTGACAGGTTGACAGCACCTGTTATGCAGCCTTGAAGACTTGCTCCGTGATTGCCAAGTATTGCTGGGCTTGTATTCGAGGGCTGGCCGTTTGATCCTGTGGCACTAACAGAAGATGCAGAAAGTGCGGGTATTACTCCAGAAGGTGCAAAAATCATCCCTCGAACAATTGGAACGGATCCATTCATACCTGTCCAGAAATGATTTACTCTATTTGATGCCTGATGAATGATACCCGCATCACTAAAGACTGTTGAACCTGCCGATTCCGACATGTACACACCAAGAATGTGTGTTCTTCCTAGATTTCCTTTATCCACAGCGTAGACATTTTTTCCCACACTGCCATTGTTCTGGGGAAGCTTCTGTCCAACTATGAACCCAGCATTCGTCACCTTGCCAGATGTTGCATTCTTCTTTTTGCCATCACCCACGCCAAGAACACGAACATATGTCAATGCTTGCGCATTTCTTAGCCATTCATTCACAGCGATTGGCCCGAACCTCTCACCGTCAGTGTTTCCAAAGGTATTTGCAAAATCTCTATAGCTAGCAACTGTTACAGGAACAAAGGCTGGGCCTCTTTCTGCAGTTCCAATCACACCAGCAGGTGTACCAACAGGCCCGCTCGTAGAGCGTCGCCCAGAGACGTCGATTTCTCTTGTGCTAACTCCAGCACTTCTGAAGACTATTTCGGCCATTTAGAATTCTCCGATAGTGTCATACATACATATTTTCTACTCAAAACTAACTCCAGAAGTTGTTATAATGAAGTCAATTGCAATAAATTCAACTGCTCTTGTTGGCACTAAGACTATACGACCGTTAAGTCGATTTTGCTCGACATCATTCTGTGTATTATTTGACTCGTCCATAACAACGCTGAATTGATCGATCCCTTGCTGGGATTGAATTAGTGATAACAGCGGTGTTACCTGTGCAACAAATCGCGCTCTTGTTTCTGGTGTGTTCTGTTCGAAAACTATCTTATTGGCCACATCAGAGATGATTCGCTTAGCTTCAAGAAGCATTCGTCTTACATTAACCCTGTCCAGAGCAGTCCTTGCCTGTTGGAGAGTTTTCTGACCAAATATCACGAATCCAGCATTGGGAAATGTTGCAATTGGGTTAATTTTTGACTCATAGAGATCATCTCGATCCCCTGCATTAAGGCGAATCTCTGTGTTTACTACAAAGTCTAAAGATGCTCTATTAAATCCTGCTGGTGCGAACCACGGGTATGAAACATTATCATTAAACCCTAAGGCTCCCAAGACGGCGACACTAGCAGGTGTTTGAACAATTCTATTATTGATAGGATCTGTGATAGAAACATCTGGAAAATATGCTGCAGCGTAGTTTGTATCGAGTGCCCTTCCGTCAAATTGCTCTATAGTCTTTGCAACATCGGGTCGATTTGCACTATCTTCATAAAGCCTATTTCCGTCTCCGTCATAAGCCGGAACATCCAGAACATAAATTGCTTTGCTGTAATCTTCAGCAAGGTCTGTCACAAAGTCTGTCACCTTCCTATCTCGAATGCCTGGAATGACCAGTATATTAATTCGTGATGAGAGCTCATCGGTCAGAATCTCTGCTGCTGCCCTGTAGGATAGAACAGTGCTGTTATTCTTTCCGGCACCTATGCCCATTGATGTACTCAAACCGATATTCAAGGCGTTGCCGTCTGTGCTACTAGCATTTGCCTCTGAAGCCTTTCCATTTGTATCAGAAGATGTTGCCCTGTCATTGAGCCGAGCCATATCCCTATCAAGAACATTGACACCGTCAAATCCCCCGTAGAAGAAATTTGTGAACTTAGCAAAGCTTGTGAACTTATTGAAGAACACAGAGCCTGTCAGTGAGACAAGTGATGCGAAAGTAAGCCTTCCCTTTGAGACTCCATCACCAACAGTATAGAATGTGGGCAGCGGTGTGCCGTTTCTAATGTATGCTGCGTCTAGCATGTGCTCAGCAGCTGTTCCCGTTATCCGATCGACAATGCCTCTGTTTAGACCAGGGATTCCACTGCCAGTAAATGTGGTAATTGTATTGCCAAAAGCAACTCTTGCAAGGGTGAATTTATTATTATTAAACTCATCTCTTCCCGCACCTGTCACAAGTAAGTCCATCTCCTGAATTCCAAGCAGCTTTGTGTAATTTGAAATTAGAGGGTTAGGCTGGCTCGAAACATTTGGATTAAAAATAGACTCCTTGAGTGTTCCACTAGATGGAACTATCTCGAATTTTGTTCCCCAGTAAAATCTAGAATCCACCCTCTCAGAATTTCCCGGAGAGCCGGCGAGTCCGCCTGATGCCACCCTGCCCCTTGTCACCTTAAAGCGATATGGGACTGGTGGAACAATTGATCCTGAAAGTCCACCTCGTAGCTCTGATGTTCCGGGTATTAACGAAATACCTTCCCATGATAGAGCAAGTCTTGTCCCTGCAAATCCCTCTGATTGGGCAGAGGTGGCATTGTCTGCTAATGTCTCAGTTGTCTTGAGAGCAGGAATGCCATGGAATCCGAAGGGAAGAGCACTGACGGGTATTTTTCCCTCCTCCACGTTGGGATGCATTATAATCCTTACTCGGCTTGAAACATTTGGATATTTTCCAGATACCAGTAATCTTCTTTCATCGGATGTTTCTGCATCGAAATTATAAGCGACCTTCAGATCTCCAACTTTTCTGGCGACGTAATTTTCATCATTTGGATTAAGTGTACAAAGTGGATATTGCTCGAGGATCTCAGGATTAGTATCAATATCACTAAAAGATCTTACAAGAACGGTAAATGTACCAAACTTATCTTTTGGATCAGTTGATTTTCTAAGTTCTGCAATGGAAACCTTGTACAGTGTGTTTGCTTCCGATCCATCTGCTATCGTTTCAAAGTGAAATAGATCGTATTCTCTCTTTCCGTATGGCTGTGAAATAAACTTTGTGGTGCGAGGTGTGCGATATCTGGTATCAAATCGACCGTATGAATCTCTAAAGGCTTCAGATGCTCCATTTTCAGCTGATGTGGTGTTAGTACCTGACGCCAGCCCAACTGAAAAATCATAATCACTTACAGGTGCTATCTCATGTTCAACAGGAAAGTGAGCGTATAGCAGGTGCTGTTCTTCCTGGAACCTCTCTGGATCAGTGTTAAGAACATTTGCGATGTAGTGCTTATTTTCAGGATCAAGAGACGCTGTGAAGATCTTTATCGAAGTGTGTCCTTCTGCGGTTCCAAATCCTGTTGAGGTTGAAGATACAACAAGCTTAAACGTGTTAAAGAGAGGGTTTGATGAACCGGATTCAATTGTTGCAACTGAATTTCTTACATCTGCAGGCGAATAAGAACTTGAAGCGTTCAGTATTTGCATTCGTGTTCCAGTTGCTGACATTATCATGCCACGAACAAGATACACATAGTCTCCGCCGTTGACAATGTCGTAGCTGTCGTTATCAGTAAAGACTGGAAAACCTATTGTTTCTGTTGATGCAGACACAAAGTGACGCGCTACAAGAAACTGGACCGCACCATTATGGCCAGCGGATCCTCCTCCAGCGGCTGTACTCTTGATAATAAACCCAGCATTCTTGACGACTCCCTGGGTTATTGTCTTTTCAAAATCTGTTACAGTCTCATTTGATCCTGCGCCTAGCACACGAACAAATGTAAGTGCTGTTCTGTTCTTTAAGAACTCACGAACAGCATAGGGTCCAAACTTCTTGTGATCAAGGGTTCCAAAACGTGCTTCAAAATCCGCAAATGATCCAACAGTCACAGGAACAAATGCAGGACCGGTCTTCGAAGTTCCCGCAACACCAGCTGGCACACCAATAATTTCTGATTCTCGTTGCGAAAGATCGACTTCACGTTCGAAAAACCCTGGTGATCTAAAGATCTGTTCAGCCATTAATATTCTCCCGTACGCAGTTCACTACTGGCTATAAATATGAGATAAATACTCAATTGACCTCACTCAAATTCACGCATAATTTCCTTCACAACTCGAGCGCTTGCAACAGTTTCTCCCTTTCTCTGGTTGCGAGTAAGAATGGGGACTCTTTTCTCAGTTTTCTTCTTCGTAATTGGGTCAATTGTTGTCTCAACAATCATGACATCAGATGCTCCTCTGCGCAAAGGTGTATTGCCCGATTTGTTCTTAATTTCAACATCTGACAAGATAAACTTATTTATGTCTCCATCTGAATTTGGACGCTGATCTACTTTAACAATGGGTGCATGTGACTCAAAAATTCCAAAATCAATCTGCGGTGCTGAGAATGTTCTGCGAAACGGTACTGGTAATCCTGGTTGACTTGGTGCCAAAATGTACGCTGGAACAATCATTGAAAATGTATATCGAACTATACGTTCCTCAGACGAGAACTCAGTAAAATTATCAGCTGCTGTTAGTGGTGACTGTAGGTAGGCAACAAACTGATATCCTGTATCTGTCTCAAGCAAGTAATCATGACCCTGACCGCTGAAGTTGGCCATCATTGTCTCTATTAGCTGATTCATCTGAATCATGTACTGTGTCCAGAAGGTTACCTCATACTCAAGGGTGACAAATGTAGGATAGGGAATTGTTATAACTTCAAAGATATTGTCATTTAAACTACTTCCGAGAAGCTCTCCTGTCGAGGCTACCTCACTATTTACACCAACCTTGCTGCGTCGAGTTGCAACTGTATCCTCAATACTGCCACTAAAAGGTCTCGATGACTGATTTTCAAAATTTTTATTCGATGATACATTTTTCTGATTTTTCAGGCCCATCTTATTGATGATATTTTGGTAGTCTCTATCCTTCTTTCCTAGTCTTCTTTTAATGATATAGCTCTCTTGATCCTTGTGCGAGATGGGTGTTCTATACCCTGCCTGGGCTGGGTCATGAACAATTCGAACCCTTCTAATCGATATGATTGGTAGAATCAATGTATTGTTATTGTCTCGGATGGGCTGGCGTCTGCGAGTTAGCGCAAATCTTTCACCTGTTGAAAATACAACGGGGACCTTGGTAGCCTGCTTATCCACCTCGACAACAAAGCTAAGTTTTCTATCAAAAAGACGAAACACAGACCTATCTGCATCCTCGACACCGACAGGAGGAATGGAAAAGTCCTCAGGAACGCTGGTTCCAGCGTATGGGTCCTGTAATCCTCTCTTTACAATAGTTTCATCTGACATCGTTAGCTCTCGTCATAAAAGGAAGATCCCGCACCTGTGGAGTCCCCTCTTTCAGATACCTCTGCTGGACCAGAAATAGGCTCTGTGAGAACACCTTTCGTCTGTAGATCTCTCTTATCTGCTGTTTCTCCAAGCCGATTTGCAGAAACACCGCGCTGCTGAACAAATGTCTTTTGCACTGCATCGCCGTCGGAATTCATCTCGTCGGTTGGGCCAAACACCTGAGACTTGAACTGTCCCTTTCTTGCCTGCTTACCAGTAATTGTTATGAAAGAGGTAAATTCGATCTCGCCATATATTGTGTTAGAATCTGGAACTTGAATCACCTCAAAAAATACCTCACCGTAGCTGAAGAAATCACCCTCGAGAATCTGAATGCCTCTATCGTTTAGGTCCTTCTTTTGGATGTATACCTCGATTGTATAATATTCCTCGCTTCCAAATGTATTGGTTCGAATCTCTTGAGGCATATATTGGACAAGTGCCTCTATCTCGATAGGATTATCAAAGACCTTGTTCACTGACTCCTCATAGACATCATGAACTCGAGACTTTACCTTAGAGATTGGAAAGTAGTATATCTTCTGTCCAACTACATCCTTTACGATCTCTTTAGAGATATCGTTAATAAAGTCTATTTCTCGCTGTGTAATAAAGAATCTTGACATCTTTTACCCCATGAATATGGCTAAGCCGTTTGGCATTGGTACGTACTTTAACTGCTTCTGTATTGACTCTGCACGAGCAGCAGCGACCTCCATCAGCTTATCATATGTCATCGTGTCAAGCATTTCCTTAAGCTGTGATATTAGGGTAGTCTTATCCTCTCTTCCCTGTGCCACCAGATCAGTTCCATTTAGAGATAGATTTGCATTTGGTATCGGTATTGAGGCAAACTTTGACCTGATTAGGCCTAACTGCTCCCTGCTTAGCGCAAGAGAATACTGTCGTATCCATTGTCGACCAATGCTATTGATCCTGTTATACTGTAAGTTTCCAAAGGGCAGATCACTCAAGTTTGACACTCCGTCGATGGTCTCATCTGTGTATGCAGGATTGAGAGGATCGGAAAAGAATCTCACTCGAATGAATAGCTTCTTGGGATCATCTTTTGTCGGTTGCGGAAATATTCTGATCTTGGTCCCTATCACCTCATAGGAATAATTCGAGCGTCTAATTCTATTAGATAGATCTAGCTGGCCTGCTCGAAGAATATCCTCAAACACTGGTAGGACATAGAATATTGTCTCAGGTGTGAAGGATTCAAAGGAAAACTCATTATTAAGATAGTTGATTGCTGATGTGGTGTCAAAGAATCTGTATGCTGCCTGTGGAGAAAAGTGAAACACCTCATTGATTTGCACCTTCGTTCGGGGGGCAGAGTTCATGCTTGATGAGACGACAAGATTTCCCTGTTCATCCTTTAGCTCATCATAGATGTCGTAATCCTGTCGCCCTTTCTCTAGATCAATTGATCCTGACATCATATTATACGAGCCTCCAACCCCAGCTTCAAAGGAGTAAGGTTCGGCGAATCGTGTTAGATAGTCAAGATTTTCTCTTGGGTACTTGCCTTCTGATCCCGATAGATTGCTTCCAGTTGGCATTCCTAAAAATTGAACAAGCTGTGACTTGGCCTGGTACTGATTTAATATTGAGCCGTACTCGAGAGCTGCTTCCTCAAGATTTCCCCAAATCTGCTTTTTTGTCAATTCGACGCTTAATACATCATCACCGAGCTTTCTCTTAACAAATACGACAATATTATCTGCCTCAGTTTTAAACTCAGACTCATCGTTAAAAAATCCAAAAGGCGTCGGATTTGTCGTATTTGCAAATGTTGCCACGTTATCTCCTGCTAGGTGTAATCCTAAACATAAGTATCAAGACAGGACACAACGATTCTATTTACATTCACTTAATAGAACTTAATAGAGAAGAGTCCCGGATATAGGATCCGGGCTCTCTTATAGCTTCTGTTACCTCTCTAACGCAACATATGATTATCTACTCAGATGTAATAGAAAATACATCTGACAGTGACTATCAAAGTCTTTTTAGCCTGAATCTCTCTACAACACGCTGTCCACCGTGGGGTGCAGGTCCTGGAAAAGTAACTTCAACCCAGCTGTGATCGTTTCCGCCCCAGTCCTGTATTACAGTTACCTTGCCCTTTGAGGTTCCTGTCTTATCACATAGATATTCGCAGACATCTCCCTCATAGTAAATTGTGCAACCGTTTGAGTTTAGCTCGGGTCTTTTTGCCCGTGATACAGCCGCAGCCTTTGCAGTCGCCTTGGGAGCGGCCTTGGGAGCACGTGTCGCCTTAGCTGGGGATCTTTTCGATTTTGTAGATGAAGATTTTGTTGACTTTAATTTTTCTGCCATTGTTTTCTCCTTTGAGCAGCTTTTTGATTGTATCCCTCATGTGAGAGATATTAAAATCACTAGTTAGCTGCTGTATCAACGAATGTCAGAGTTCCACTGGCAGACAGTGCGTGATACTGGAATCCATCGCACATCAGGGCAACCGCGCAACCTGCAGAAGCGGACAGCTTAAGCTCACCACCTGAAGTCTTAGGATTGGCCTGGGCGTCTGTGGCTCCGGCATGCATTGTGCCTGAGACCCCTGTTGGATTCATGCAAAATAGTTTTCCATCACCACCGACGGCACCTGGTGCTTCGTCCATGCCTGAACCTGTTAAACAGTGAGACTGATCATGTGTCACCGTGCGGAAAACCCAGAGAGAACCGGGCACTGTTGACGCTGCTGGTAATGTACCTGTGATGGTTGCAGTTGATGTAAATGTGTAAACACCGCCACGAGATAATGTTGTATTAGCTGTTAGATCAGTGACATCATAGCTAACTGACTTCTTGAACTTGCTCTCAATATCTACGCCTGTTCCTGTCTCCTGAACAAGCCCCTTATTGTCGGTTACCTTAATTTTTGGCATAATCATTCTCCTTTGGCCGCATGCTTCCAATTCACCGGCGGGTCGGTTGATTATACGAATTGGACCTGTCTATATCTATTGCGCAAAGACTTTATTTGCACTGATAGAGAGCATTTTATCATTCATGTCGCAAAAGAGTAGCCAAACCTTGATATCACATCCCTAAATGCCATTTTGACCTGGATTTTACTCCAGTCGCTATAGTAATCTGTATAATGAATTTTTGACTTTCTCTGATTGGCTTTTAAGTGAGGTAGCATCTCTTTCGGCAAGCTTATCACGCCGCAGAGCTTTTCATAATCTTCCTGCAATGTCTCATACCTTATGATAGTATCAACATTGTCATAGAATTCACACGTCGATCTACTCAGCCAGTCAATGACTCTATGAAATCCCTCATCTCCCCTTGGGCCGGTATTAAAATGACCTACAGCCTCTATAAATTGCTCAAATTTTGTCCTCAAAGCATCAGCACTATCCTCCTCACTGGGAGTGATTGTAGAAAATTCATTTATGCTATCTTCACTTGCATCATAGCATTTTGATATCACACTGTTTGTTGGTGAGTAAAAACACCACCAAAAATATGAAACTGTCATCTCCCATGGGTTTCTAACAATCGTAAATTTAAAGTAATCGTCCCATGTGTTATCTGTCATTGAATACAGCAGTTGAGGAGATGTGTGCATGTGAAAAATGAGGTTTCCTCTTTTATCAAGATTATTGCGACCCACATAACCAAACTGCTGTCTCTCATCTGCT